AAGTTTGTCGCATTAGGTGGTGCATTACAAGGTGCTACTGCAGGATTCAGCGCATTACAAGGAGCGATAGGTTTATTTGGAGATGAGAATAAAGAATTAGAAAAGACTTTATTAAAAGTTCAAAGTGCAATGGCTTTGCAGCAAGGGATTAGCGGAGTTGCAGGCGCAATGGATTCATTTAAATTATTAGGTAATCAAGTAAAGGGTAGTCTAGTAAATGCGTTTACTACATTAAAAGGTGCTATTATAGGAACAGGTATAGGCTTATTGGTTGTTGGAATAGGTTTATTAGTAGCAAACTTTGAAAAGGTTAAAGAGGTAATGCTTAATCTAATTCCTGGTCTTGGTAAGGTAGCTGATTTCTTTGGAAATATGATTGAAGCGATTACAGATTTCGTAGGTGCTACAAGTCAAGCTGAAAGGGAATTACAAAAGTTAAACGATAGAACAAATGAAAGGAATGCAACTATAGACCAACAAATGAAAGTTCTTGGTGCTATGGGAAACCAAGAAGCTGCAATATATAAACTAAAGCAAGAAAGGGCTGAAGGGGAAGTTGAAATGTTATTAGCAAAAACAAAAAGAACAAAAGAAGAAGATGCTAAATTAATAGAATTAAATACACAAAGAACAGTAAATGAAATTGAAAATACTAAAAGAATTGAAAAGGCAAATGAAGATGCAGCAAAAAAATCAAAAGAATTAAGAGATAAAGCTGCAAAAGAAAGAAAAGAAGCAGAGGAAAAAAGAATTAAAGATTCTGATGCAAGTATTGAAGCAGTAAGAAAGCAAACGGCTTTAGACATAGAAAATGCAGCTAAACAAATAAAAGAGCAAGAACAGTTAAACGAAAGAGAAGCATTTTTTGCAAAAACAAAAGTAACTATTAACCAAGATGCAGCCAACGCAATAAAAGCACAAACACAATTAACCGAATTACAAAAATCAGATATTTTAAAAAATTCTTTAGATGAAGATTTAAAAAATGCAGAAATATTAAAAGATGCTAAAATAAAAGCTACAGTTGATACTTTAAATATTGTTAGTGATATTTTAGGCAAAGAAAGTGCAGCAGGTAAAGCAGTTGCAATAGCTAGTGCATTAATAAATACTTATTTAGGTATTTCTGCAGGTGTTAAATTAGGATTCCCTGCAGCTATTCCGGCAGTATTGGCAGCATCGGTAACAGGTTTTAAAGCCGTTAAAAGTATTATGGCTACTAAGTTACCAGGAAAGGCAAGTGGCGGTGCTAGTGCAGGCGGTTCAATGTCAGCACCATCTTTATCAAGTGCAACTGCTCCAATAACACCACAAGCGCAAACAACTACTTTATCTACTCAATCTATTAATCAAATAGGAGTAGCAAGTTCTAGAGCATACGTATTAGAAACTGATGTAAGCAGTAACCAAGAAAGGTCGCAAAGATTAAATAGGGCTGCTAGGATAAACTAAACAACTATTTTTAAATTATATATTATAAATATGAAATTGCCTATTTACGATTTAATAATAAATCAAGATGAGAATAATGATGCTGAGGTTTCTTTTGTGGCACTCGTTGACAGTCCTGCAATTAAAAAGGACTTTCTTGCATTTAAAGAAGAATTTATAGACCCATCAAAAGGAGAACAAAAAGACGAGTTTTTAAATCGTTGCATTAGTTACGTAATTAATGAGGGTAAAGAAACAGAACAAGCAGTAGCAATATGTAATAGCTTATGGGAGCAACACTTTGAAGAGAAACCTATGGCATTTGCTATACAGTCTGAAAGTGAGCATATCATTACTGGTCCTTTAATGATTCCTCAACAATTAATCTACCGTAATTCAGAGCAGTTTGGAGAACACTATGTTAAGTTTTCAGTTGATACTATCAAACAGATAGCAATTAAGTTTAGCAAAAAGGGATATCAAAAGAACGTTAACCTAATGCACGAAGCAGATATGCAGGTTGAAGGACTTACAATGTTTGAAAGTTTTATCAGCGATTCTAAAAGAGGTATTAAACCGATGGAAGCATTTAAAGATTTGCCGGATGGAACTTGGTTTGGTAGTTTCTATGTAGAGAATCCTAAAGTATGGGAGTTAATCAAGAAAGGGGAAGTAAAAGGATTTAGCGTTGAAGGTATGTTTGATTATGAAGCACCTTTGTCAGAAGATGAAAAACAATTAGCAGAATTAAGAGAAATTTTAAACAGTTTTTAAAAATCAATATAATAGTAATATGGAAGCAAAAGAAATTTTACAAAAAGTAAAGCAATATTTTAACGAATTAGCTGCTGCACCTGAAGTTGAACCAATGGCTGAAGCCACCGAATATGAATTAAAAGACGGTGGTAAGGTTATGATTGATAAACTAGAGGTTGGCGGTATTGTTATGATTGACGGAAATGCTGCATTGCCAGGAGAAGCTGAATTGGTAGACGGTACAAAAATGACTATCGGAGATAATGGTGTTATCACTGCTATCGAAATAGTAGAAGTTGCTGAAGAGCCAGTTGAAGAGCCTATCGTTGAAGATATGGGAACTAAATTTGCAGCTTTTGAATCATCAACAAATGAAAAATTTGCTAATTATGAAATTAAGTTTTCTGCATACGAACAACGTTTTGCTGATTACGAGGTTAAAATGAAAAAGGCAAACAAAGTAATTGATGAACTTTTGAAATTATCAACTTTATTGGTAGAAGCACCAGTACAAGCACCTGATAATTCAGTAAGAACTTCAAATGCTTTTAAAGAAGTAGAAGAAAAGAAAACACTAAATATTTTATTTAACTAAACAATTATAAAAAAATGGCATTAGCTTTTAGCGGATTATCCGCATACACTAAACAACTTGTTAAACCACTTTTGACAAGTGCAGTATTTGACGCAAAGACACAACAATTAATCTTATCAAGCGGTATCGTTATCCCGAACGTTAAAAGTTCAGTAGCTATTCCTTTGATGGAAACAGATGCAGTATTTGCTGCTCAGTCTTGTTCTTTCGATGCAAGTGGAACAACTACTTTCTCTCAACGTACTATCACAGTAGGTAAGATTAAAGTAGAAGAGAAAATCTGTCCGAAGGATATGGAAGCGTACTTCACACAAGAAGCGTTGAAAGCAGGTTCAACTTACGAAGATTTCGGTAATGCTGATTTCCAAAAAGCATTCTTAGATAAGAAAAACGCAAGAATTGCTTCTCAATTAGAGACTGCAATTTGGCAAGGAGATGCAACAGGTGCAACTGCAAACACAAACAAATTTGACGGTTTACAGAAATTAATCGCTGCAGGTTCTCCAGTAGATGCAAACGTATCAGGTTACACAGGAATCAGTGGTTCAGCTATTGCAACTGTTAACGCTTCAAACGTTATCGCTTGTACTGAAGCTATCTACAAAGCTATCCCTGTTCAAGTATTGAGCAAAGGAGATACTAAAATCTTCGTTGGTAATGATTGGTATCGTTTATTAATCCTTGCTTACAGAGAAAAAAATATGTTCTCTTACAATCCACAAGATTCTCAAGCATCTTCATTTATCCTACCTGCAACTAACGTTGAAGTTGTAAGTGTAAATGGTTTGAATGGAACTGGTGATGCTTATGCAATCAGTCTTTCAAATATGGCTCTTGCAGTTGATTTGGTTGACGAAGAAGGTTCATACAAGATGTGGTATTCAGAAGATAATAACGATGTAAGATATCGCGTAGAATTTAAAATCGGAGTGAACGTAGCTTTCACAAATGAGTGTGTTAAATTCGTAGCAGGAATCTAATTTTCTAACATAGAGAGGTGGTAACCCCATCTCTCTATTTAATACTTATAAATATGCCTTGTGCAATAGTTAGCGGATATACAATAGACTGTAGAGAGACCATTGGTGGTATAGATGCAGTTTTTTTCGCAGAATATGGAAATGTAACAATAAACGATGCTAGTGGTATCGTTACAGGAATTACCAAAGTAGCTGGCAAGAAATTTTACAAATTTGAAATACCTACTAAATCTAGTGCGGTTGCTGCAAGCAATCCAACAGGTTCTATTGAAAACGGTACTTTGTTTTTTGAGCAAACTTTAGATTTCCCTATCAATAAGAGAGATGCAACCACAAGAAACATCATCACTACCTTAGCTAAAAATAAAGTTGTAGCGGTTACCCTTGATAAAGATGGTACTTACAGAATGTACGGTAAAGGCGCAGGTCTATACTTAGCAGCAAGTACAGGTACAAGTGGTGCAGCAGCAGCAGATGCTAATGGTTATATGTTGAAATTTGAAGGTTCAGAAAGAGAAGATTTCTTTGAAGTAACCAACGCAGTTGGAATAGCTTTGACTACTGCAGGATAGAGTTTTTTAATTTTTAATTTATGCCCCGACCGATGAAAGTCGGGGTTTTTTTCTATGATTAATTTAACAAAAGGACTTACACAGACTATTTATTTCACGGCTACTGAGAAGGCTACCATTAGCAACCCTTACTTTTTATTTGTGTTTATCCACAGAGTAACAGGCGATGTTGTTAAGTTAATGGCTACTAATCAGAGTATTACTGGTAGATACGATAGTTTTGCATTTACAGTTAATAACTTTTTTAATTTAAAGGAAGAGGGATTTTGGGGTTATACAATACATCAAAAAGTAAGTTCAGGAGATTTAACAGTTAGTGGATTAGTGTTAGAAGAAGGGTATATGTTTTTAAATCCTGCTACACCTTTTGAACCTACTAAATACGAAGAACAAAATAATAATTTCGTTACTTATGGATTATAAAAATATTATCACAATAAAATTCGCACAAGCGGAGCAACCACGATTTGAAGAAAAGAGGGCTAAGGGTTATGTTGAATTTGGTGGCAATAATAACTATCCTGAATATTTAATTGGTTTATTTAATGAAAGTCCAAAACACGGAGCAATCATTAAAAGTAAAACGAATTATATTTTCGGTCAGGGATGGGATGGTATTGAACAAAAGGCAAACACTAAGGGAGAAACGTGGAATCAAATTACTAAAAAATGTATTTTAGATGATGAACTTTTTGGAGGTTATTATCTACAAGTTATATATAATTTATTAGGTCAGATTAAAGATGTGTATCATCTTGAGTATCATAAAGTTAGGACTAATAAAGAGCAGAACGAATTTCAAGTTAAAAACGATTGGTCAGATAATAAAGAGAAGCCTAGACATTATCCTGCTTTTAATATTAACGACCCAGTAGCAAGTCAGGTTTTATTTGTAAAACAATATAATCCTAAGTCAGATATTTACCCTTTACCTAATTACTTTCAAGGTTTGAATTACATTGAGAGTGATGTTCAGGTAAGCAGACATATTTTAGGTAATGCAAAGGATGGTTTTGTTGCAACTACTTTAATAAATTTAAATGGTGGCGAACCGGCAGAAGAGGCGAAAGAAGCAGTTGAAAGAGGAATCAAAAAGAAATTTACAGGTAGTGAAGGCGATAGAGTGGTTATAATGTTTAACAAGTCAAAAGATAATAGTGCAGAGATTTTGCCTTTATCTTCTACTATGTTAACCAAAGAAGATTTTACAAACGTAAATAATTTAATTCAACAAGAAATATTCGCCTGTCATCAGGTTACTTCGCCTTCATTGTTTGGTATTAAGACAGAAGGGCAGTTGGGCGGTTCTACAGAGATTAGAGACGCTTATAAGATATTCGCTAATACGTATGTAAACGAAAGACAACAAGCGATTGAGGAAGTATTTAATCAATTATTTGATTATGTAGGTATTAAAGGAGATTATGAATTGATACCAGTAGAACCATTAAGTTTTGAATTTAGTGAAGGTGTAATGGCTGCTAATATGACTAGGGATGAGATTAGAGAAAAATTAGGTTTAGCTTCTGAAGTTACTGCAGTTAATCCTGCAGTTAATCCAACAGTTAATCCAACTGACCAACCTATTGCTGCTTCAAATGAATCTATAAAGAATCTTACCGGCAGACAATACCAAAACGTAATGAGGATTGTAAGGCAGTTTACTAATGGTAAACTTTCAAAAGAACAAGCTGCATTAATGTTAAAGAATGGATTTGCATTTACGGATAGTGATGTAAATACTTTCTTAGGTTTAGATACTGAAACATTTAGCGCAGTTGATAAGGAAAGAGAACTGCTTGAAATGTTCGAAAAGTTCAGCGAAAGTTTAGATGATTATGAGGTAATTACAAGCAAATCTCCTAAAGAGTTTAATCACTTTGCAGAGGAAGTTGTTTTAAGCCAATTAGAAGCCGATATTTTGAATCTAATTAGTAAGGACAAAAGAATCACTAGCGAAACTATTTCAGAGGTTTTAAAGCAAGATGTGAAGGTTATAGAGGCATCATTAAAAAACTTAGTTGAAAGTAATGTAATAGCTACAAAAGAGGTTAAGGTAGGTAAAGATATTGTAATTGAAAGAAAGAAAACTGACATTAAAATAGATAAGCCTAAAACAATTAGATTGTCGGTTGCTTATACTTATGCAAAAAGACTAGATGCAAAAGGAGAATCTATTATACCAACATCAAGACCGTTTTGTGTTAAGATGGTAGACCTTGCCAAAACAAGATTATGGAGTAGTGCTAACATCCAGCAAATGAGTGTTGTATTAGGTTATTCCGTATTTGATAGAGTTGGAGGGTTTTGGAATAACAATGGAACTATTGAAACACATTGCAGGCACGAATGGAAACCAGTAATAATTCAAAAGAAAAAATAAATGAGCGCAAATATACTTTTCATATCTGAGAATCTAATTAAAAGCAGAACTGGAATAAGTGATGCTATTGATGGCAAACAATTAAAGCCACATATTAAAGTAGCGCAAGACCTTTATTTGCAACCTGCTTTGGGAAGTACTTTATACCTACGTTTACAATCAGGAATAGAGGCTGCAAACCTTTCTAATTTAGAGAAATCTTTATTAGATAATTTTATAACGGATTGTTTGGTTTGGTACACTATGAGTTTATTGCCCTTTGGATTGGGTTATCAATTTTTCAGTAAGGGGATATTGCAAAAGACAAGCGAAGAAAGTAATGCTCCATCAAGAGCAGATTTAGAGTTGATAGGTAATGAATATAAAAAGACTGCTGAATTTTACAAGCAAAGATTAATTAATTATTTAAGAGAGAATTATTTATTATTTTCTGAATACTTTAATCCAGGCAGCGGATTAGATGTTATATTCCCTGAATTAAAAGCATATACAAGTCCTATTTATTTAGGTAATGTAAATGATGGAGTAAGGGTATTCTCTAACAATGCAACAAGCGGTGGAGCAACAACTATTTATCATACACCTGCTGCAGGAGACAGTAGTTTCTCAGTTGGTGGATTAGTTAATAAAGTAGTGTTAATTGCAATGAGGTCAGGATTGGTAAAAGGTATAACAAACTTACCTACTGCAAATCCTATGTACTTACAAATTGTTGGTAATGTAATTACTTTACCTACTGGGGATGTAACACAAGCAGGAGAATTATTTTCATTCACAATAAGATAAATTTATGGCTTATAAAAAAGCATTAATTCAAAGAGTTTTATTTTATGACCTACAACCAGTTAATAACAACAATAACAAGTCTGCTGCAAAATCACGAAATGATAAAAACGGCAAAGTACGCAACCCCGAAAGAGTGGCTACTAAGAGATGAACAACCGGTTTATCCGATTGCTTGTTTTTCAATTAATTCAGGTAGTTTAAATTTAGGTAGGGAACAGATTTACAATGTTCAATTTTTCTTTTTAGATAAGAGTGGTCAAGAGGCTGAATACGAAGAGGATGTAATAAGCGACCAAGTGCAAATAGCTTCCGATATTCTTAGCTTAATGCGTACAGGTAGAAATAATTATTCAATAGATGATAGCGTAACTTTCAATGCGATATCGGATAAGTACGAAGATTATTTGGCAGGGGTGGAGTTAACAATTAATATTTCAACACAAAATCAATTTACTGGATGCGACGTGCCATTGTAACATTATTAGTTTTATTATCTTTTGGATTGAAAGCGCAGGTTTATCAAGCTATGCCACAGGCGGGATATGGTCCTGTTAAGCGTATGTTATTTGATAGTGTGTTAACTATTCCATTGAATATCAATCAGTTAAGAAATATTACAGGTGGAAGGGATGCCGGTCAAATAAGGTATAACGTAACTGATAGTGGCTTGTATGTTTTTAGTGGCTTTCAATGGATTAAAGCTAACTTAGATAGTACTAATATTTCAAATAGAATTAACGGCAAATTAAATATAAGTGATACGGCTGCAATGCTTTTGCCTTATATGAAATTTATTGATACTGTTTCTTTATCCAATAGAATTAATTTAAGGGTTAAATATTCCGATACTGCACAGATGCTTTCGGTTTATTTACGCAAATTAGATACGGCTAGTTTATCAGATAGGATTAATAAAAAACAAGACTCAATAACATTAACTACTAACTTTAAAAGCGGTCCTTCTACCTTAGTAGGTGCAACTTTAAATATCCCTAAATATAGCGATACATTACAAGATAATTATGTGCCTTATGTCGGAGCGATTAAGGATGTTGATTTAGGTGCTTATCAATTAAATGCAAACGGTATAAAAGCGGATTATTTATTACAAGTTAAAAATACTCCCTTTTCCATCACACCCACGAGTGATTATACAAGCATCACTCCAGATAAAACTGGTTTCGTCTTCTATACAAGTTGGCTTCAAAGTCAAAGTACCTATACTCAATCGAATAGATTTAATTATGCAAATCAGGCTCAGCAAAATAATACAAGGGAATATAATTTACCAGTAAGAAACGGAACTTTAGCATTAGTAGAAGATACGGTTAACTTATCAAATAGAATTAATTTAAAGGCAGATAAAGCAACTGTTTTAACAATTAACGGAGTGGGTTATGATTTAAGTGCAAACAGAACTTGGACTATCCCTACTTTTGATTCTACTTCTATATCAAATAGAATAAATTTAAAACTAAATATAAGCGATACGGCTTCAATGTTAAGTCCTTATCTTAGGAAAGCGGATACAAGTTCTTTGTCTAATAGGATTGATTTAAGAGTTAAATATAGTGATACTGCAGCAATGCTAAGTCCTTATTTAAAGAGTGCAGTTACAAGTGTAGGCTTATCTATGCCTGCAGCATTTAACGTTACTAATAGCCCTGTAACAAGCACAGGAACATTAACAGTAACAGGAGCAGGAACGGCAGCACAATATATTAGAGGCGATGGTCAATTAGCTACTTTGCCATCAGGTGTAAGCGGTGGTAGTTCGGTAGCTTACTATCTAAATGGTAGTGTTAATCAAGGTACAATAGGTGGAAGCGTTTATTATGAGATGAACAAAACTCCAGTTATTGGTGCAGGTACTGATTTTTCACTAGCAGGGAATGGATTAATTTCTCAATTTATTACTGATGTTGCAGACCCAAATAGACTTGAAATTCCTGCCGGTAATTGGAACTTTGAAATTTATATGAGTGCATCTTCTTCAGGTGGTACTCCTAAATTCTATGTTGAACTACTCAAATATGATGGAACAAATTTTACAAGTATTGCATCATCATCTGCAAATCCTGAAGCAATTACTAACGGAACTACAATAGATTTATATCTAACTGCTTTGGCAATTCCTCAAACAACTTTACTAGCTACTGATAGACTTGTAATAAGAGTTTACATTGTTAATAGTACAGGCGGTAGGACAATTACAATGCACACAGAAAATTCACACCTTTGCGAAATCATTACAAACTTTGCCGGTGGAGTTAGTGCGTTAAATGGATTAACTGCAAATACTCAATACTTAGCAGTAGGAACAAGTGGCAATGACTTTGCAATTAATAGCTTAACAGATACACATACATTTAATTTACCTACTGCTTCTTCAACTAAAAGAGGTGCTTTATCAAGTGCTGATTGGAGTACATTTAATGGTAAAATGAATTATAGTGATACTGCTTCTTTGTCTAATAGAATAAATTTAAAATTAAATTCTAGTGATACAGTTTCTTTATCTAATCGTATCAATACAAAATTAAATTCTGCTGATACTGCAAGTTTATCTAATCGCATCAATGCAAAAGCGGATGCACTAAGCGGAACTACAAACACAGTTGCAAAATTTATTTCAGGAACTACGATAGGAAACAGTAATATTAAAGATGATGGAAGTGTGGTAAGTGTAAGCACTACTGCAGGTTCATTCGGTGCTTTACAAGTAGGTAGCTACAATGGTAATATTTTAATGAATACTACCAATACAAATGGTGGTTTAATATTTCAAAATACATCATCTTCAAATAAATTATGGGATTTCTCTTCTGATAACAATGATTTAGTTTTTAACGAATCAAATGTTAATCCAGTAATGAAATTAAAAGCAGGTGGCAATGTAGTAATATCAAATCTTTCAGGTACAGGCACTCGTATGGTAGTGGCAGATGCAAATGGAGTTTTATCTAGTCAAGCAATAAGTGGAGTTGATACAACTTCTTTAAGTAACCGAATTAATTTAAAATTAAATATAAGTGATACTGCTTCTATGCTTAGCGGATATCAAAGCGCAATTAATTCTAAGCAAGCAGCAATAACATTAACAACTACAGGCACAAGTGGAGCAGCAACCTTTAGTTCTAATACTTTAAACATACCACAGTATCAAGCTGCAGGTACTTATGTTACAAGTGTTACAGGAACTTCTCCAATAGTATCAAGCGGAGGTACTACACCTGCTATTTCTATTCCTGCTGCAACCAGTTCAGTAAATGGATATTTAAGTTCTACTGATTGGACAACTTTTAATAATAAATCAAATACTAGCGGAACGGTTACAAGTGTAGCAACAGGTTTAGGATTAAGCGGTGGCACAATTACAACATCAGGAACATTATTAGTTGATACTGCTTCTGCATCAATTCTTAGCAGACAAAGGGCAGCTAATACCTATGCAACTACTTCAGCATTAAGTGGATATTTACCATTAACAGGTGGTACACTTACAGGTGCTTTGGGTGGGACAAGTGCTACGTTTAGTAGTTCACTTGAAGCAGGAAAATCAGGCTCTTTAACTGTTGGAGATTTATTTGTTGATAATCCTAATAAAACATTATATGTAGGAAGGCAATCAGCTACAGGTGGAGATAACACAATTTTTATTGTTAGAAATAGATTAAACACACCATATTTTTATATTAATCCTTCAAATGATTTTGCTTATTTTAATAATTCTAATGTAGGAATAGGAACTACAACAGATGCAGGATATAAACTAGATGTTAATGGTACAGGAAGGTTTAGTGGAAATTTAACTACTACTAATTCTATTGCAACTGCATATTCAGCTTCGAATTTATCAGCAGTAGTTGGTCAATATGTAAATAATTTAACGGCAGGAGGTTTTGCTAATTTAGTGTTTAATGCAGTTGATGCAGGAGGAAGTTCAAATGCTACATCTGCAATTTCAGGAATATCAGAAACTTCAGGTTCTAGAAATTCTGCTTTAACTTTTGCAACAAGAGAACAGTCTACAGGTAATATAGTAGAAAGAATGCGTATTACAAGTGGGGGCAATGTAGGAATAGGAACTACAACAGATGCAGGATATAAACTAGATGTTAATGGTACAGGAAGATTTGCTAATGTTGTAGATATTCAAGGAACAAGGACACCTCAATTAACTTTATTAAAATTATCTACTAATACATTGTCATCAGATATTAATGATGAAGTAAGTATTGATTTTGGTAGAGGATTAATGGGTAAATATTCTGGCAGAATTAGTGGTTATTTATCAAACTTTACTACTTATGATGGTGGATTAAAGTTTTATAGTTCTACAAGTGGAACATTAAATGCAAGTCCATCACTTACCATAGCCTCTACAGGAGCAGCTACATTCTCTAGTAGTGTAACGGCAAAAAATGCTTTAATAAGTTGGTCAGCTGCTAGTGCTGCAAATTTATTAATGAACGATTTAAGTGGTAATAGTAAATATGAAATTGGATGGGAAGCAAGTAGTAATAACTTTTATATTTATTCTTATGGTGGTGGTGTAAGTGCTTTAAAAATTGCACCAGCTGGAGCGGTTACATTAAGCAGTCTAGGTACAGGAACAGTTACGGCATCTAGTGGAGTATTATCTACAGTTTCAGATTCATCTTATAAAATAGCAGATGGATTTATTGAAAATGCTTTGCCAAGTGTAATGAATTTAAAGCCTAGATACTTTTATTGGAAAGACAAAAGCGGTTTAGATACTACAATTAGACAACTTGGATTCTATGCACAAGAAGTTAATTCAGCAATAGGAGAAGAAGCAGCAAATACACCAAAAGAAAATAGTCCTTGGGGTATTAATGACAGGTCATTAATTGCTTATTTAACAAAGGCTATACAAGAATTATCGGTAAAAAACGAAGCATTAATTAAAAGAATAGAAACTTTAGAAAACAAATAATATGAAAACTTGGAAAGATATAATAAATTTTGAAGGTCTTTATAAGATTAGTAGTGATGGAGAAATTGTAAATATTAGAACAAATAAAATATTAGAACCTAATAAAAGTGGTAGATATTTATATTACTCTCTTTCTAAAAATGCTAAACCTTTATATAGATATTTACATAGAATGATTGCACAATGTTTTATTGAAAATATAGATAATAAACCACAGGTTAATCATATTGATGGAAATAGAAGGAATAATAAAATTGAGAACCTTGAATGGGCAACTGCATCTGAAAATATAACTCATGCGCATAAAAATAATTTAATAAAGTGTACGGAAAAAAGAATAGAATCGGCTAGAAAATTAGGTAAAACAAGAAATAAATATATTTTATGTACACAAACAGGTGTATTTTATGAAAGTTGCACAGAGGCTTCTAAATTATTACTTGGTAAATATAAATCTATTCAATCAGCACAAGCAACATTATCAGCTATGCTATTAGGTAAAATGACAAATAACACATCTTTTATATACGTTTAAAAATCAAATTATGAAATTAAAAACAACATTAATCGCATTATTATTTGCTAGTAAATCATTCTCACAAAATGCAGGAGATAGCTTAATTGTTAAATTTGACACAAGTGTCTTTAAAAACGTAATTGCAATAATACAAAAGCAATTAGATTCAAAAGCAGCAAGTGATTATATCTTAGAAGCATTAAGTCATTACGAATTAATAGCGATTAAGCCTAAAGAAATAGAAACACCTAAAAAGAAGTAATATGAAAAAAATAATCTTATCAGTTTTAGTGTTGGCTAGTTTGTCAACGAAAGCGCAAATGTTTAGAAATAGTAGTGATACTGCAATCATTGGAAACGATACCATCTACTATCAAAAAGGTGGAATCTTAATTAAGCCAGTTATAGTTAACTATCAAGGCGAATTTGCTTGGTCATTAAGTTGGACTGCTAACAACCTTTCAAGTAACGGAGAAGGGTGTAATACCTATGTAACATTAAGAGGTAAAAACAACAACCAGTTAGCTGATTTTAATTGCTATATACCGGCATCAGTAGTTGCAGTTTGGGGAATTAGTAATGCTCCTATAGATTCTACAATCTTATCTCAATATCCAAGATTTGTAAAACAATAGTAATGAACTTTCAAGATTATAAAATATATATTTTTAATGGTTTTGCGCTTTCGGTATCAATGACAAATATTGAAACTTACCTACGCATAACGTTATTATTGTTATCAATAGCTTACACACTTTTTAAACTTTTAAAAGATGATAAAAATGAAAAACTTTAAGACAAGTATTGCCGGATTATTGGCAGGTGTACCTTTCATAGTTGATGCTTTATTAGAGGCATATAATGCAGGTGCTTTCACAGGCAAAAGCGGTTTACAATTAGTAGCTGCTATTGGAGTAGTATTATTAGGTCTATACTCAAAAGACCACGATGTTAAGGGTTTATAGGATATTAGTAGCAGCTTTCTTATTAGGAGGCTGCTACACCCAAAATAAGGCGGTAAAACAAGTTAATAAGGCATTGGGCAGCTATCCTGAAATAGTGGCTAAAATCGCCTTAGATTCATTTCCTTGCAATGTTATCAAAGTAGACACAATCATCACTCACTTTGATACAACAATCGAAGTAATTTACCCTCACTTTGATACAATCTTGTCCCAAATAGATACAATTTATGGGACGAAAAAAGTGTACGTTAAATTACCGTACAAAACAATTTATATAACAAAGTCAATAGAATCAACTGCTAAGTTAACTATCTTAAATGCTAGATTTGATTCATTAACAAAAGTTACTACTTCTATTCAGAAGTCTAACGAGGATTTAACCAGTAAGGTAGGCAGAAAAAATAAAGTTATTTATTGGCTAATTGCTTTTTTAATTGGATTATCCGTACCTTACTTAATTAAATTAATAAAAATATTAGATATATGACACCATCGAATGAATTTTACAGGTTATTAAAATTATTTGAGGGTTGTAAATTAGATGCTTATAGATGTCCTGCAAATGTGGTTACTATTGGGTATGGTAGTGTAATGGATTTAAAAGGCAATTCAATAATAATGGGCAGTAAGATAAGCCTTGCAGAAGCGGAAGTATTATTAAAAAATGAGGTAGATAAGAAAGCGAAATACCTAAATAAAGAACTAGGAAAGACAGAGGTTACACAGAATCAATTTGATGCTTTATTATTATTTCAATATAATTGTGGTAGTGCAGCATTAACTAGAAGCACGTTATTTAAAAAAGTAAAAGCAAATCCTAACGATAAGACTATTGAAGCTGAATTTATGAGATGGGATAAAGCAGGTGGTAAACAATTAAAAGGTTTAACAATTAGAAGAGCAACCGAATCAAAACTATACTTCACTAAATAAAACTTATGCGCCCAAGATTCAATAAAACACAAACGGAATGGTGGCAACAGAAACAGTTATTTGATAAGCAGCTTTATAAAGTATTAATATTTTCAGATTGCCACGGATGGTTAGCAGACCTTTCAGCTTTACGTTGTATTAATCAAGTGCTGCAACATAATAAATTTGATGAGGTAATAATTAATGGCGATGTAACCGATATGCCGTACATATCAAAGCATAGTCAGAAGTTATACCAAGAGGGCATACTAAAAGGTTATACCGAAGTTGGAGAGATTGAATATACTAAAGAGCAGATACTTAAGCCTTTACGATTAAGCACAGATGCTAAGATAAGGGTTAGATTAGGCAATCACGATGAAAGAATAACAAACCCATATAATCTAGGCGATAAGCAGTTAGCAAGATTGGCAGTTCTTTATAAAAATTATAATAGTACTAAGTACAATGAAATGTTAGATTTAAAAAAGACAGATGGCTTTATTTATGACGAAAGCGATGTGTACAATTTATTTAATATTTTCGACATCACACACGGATTAAGTTTGAACAAAAGCGCAGCAGAAAAAAACATTTTTGAATATATGGGTAGTGGAAGCACTGGTCATACACACCGATTAAATTCTAAGTATTTAACAAATAGAAAGAATCCGTATGTATGGCTTGAATCAGGTTGCACTAGGTTAACGAAAGAGGTAGAGTTTTTTCCTACTGGTAAGACTGCAGATTGGCAACAGGGATTTATAGAGGTTGTATTTACAAAGACAGGTTTCTTTGCACAACCTACTTTAATTTTAAATGGAGAATGTTATTATAACGGAATAATTTATAAAGGATGAACGGCTCAATATTAATACCTGAAAAATTTAAATTAAATGGTAAAACCATTGAAGTAATAATTGATAATGATTATTGCAAGGATAATAAATGTATGGGAGAAGCTGACTTTACTTTGAATATAATTACTTTGTGCGATGAGTATGGTGGTAAGAAAGTAAATAAAAGAAGCAAAGAACAAATATTCTACCACGAATTAATACACCATATTTTAAATGCAATGAATTTAGAGAAATTAAAGTATAATGAGTTATTCGTAGATATGTTTGCTGATAAGCTAATTGAATACGAAAGGTCAAAAAGATAGTTTGTTTTTTAGTTTTGGTTACCCCTTAGTGTTTCTACATTGAGGGGTTTTTTTATGGCTGAAACCCAATAGAATCAATAGTATTATAAATTAAATATATATAATATAAATTAATTTAAAAAATACTTTAAAATTTATTTGGTGGTATGGAATATTCGTTTTATCTTTGATTTATCAAATAACAATTAAAACTAAAAACAAATGAAACCATCTGAATTAAAATTGCTCGAAAGTGTATATAACTTTATGGGCGCAAACGAAACCTTGCTTCAAAAAGAATTTAGTAAAATTCCTGAAGTTGAAAAAAACTTTAGCTATCCACAATTTTGTTTAACAATTTATTCTAATTTAAATGAAAACAGTACAACCACCAAATCCACCAAGTGATTTTAATAACTGGATTAATTACATTTATTCACTAATAAAACAAAACTATGACACACCAAGAAATTAAAGACGCAATCCTAATCTCAATCCTTATTATTGGCGCATTATTAGCCGACAACCTTTTAAACTTTTAATTATGAAATTTAAAATCGAATCAACAGAAGAAATAGAAATTAACCTACCACTATTTTTTAAATTAAATAATGGTGTTATTCAGGATTCCTACTTTGCTATCCTTAAAGATGATTTAGCAATATCTAACTGGGGGGGTAGGGATATATTAATAGGCAGATTTCCTGAGCATATAGCTAAATTAACACTTGATAAAGATTATCAGGAGGTTTCTAAAGAAGAATTTAAAACTAAATTAACCCAATCTTGTAACTATTTAATCAATCTAATATGAGTAATTTAATCAAAATTCAAAACGAACTAAAAGCACCAAAGAATCAAACGAATGCGTTTGGTAAGTACAAGTACAGAAGCTGCGAGGACATACTCGAAGCGGTTAAACCATTGCTTTCAAAGTATAATTGCCAACTTGTAATAAGCGATGCAATTAAGGAAGCTGGAGGGGTTATTTATTGCGAAAGTAGGATAGTATTTAAAGAATCAGTTAATCCACCATATACAGATGGGCAAGAAATAACGGTTACTGCCTGCGCAGGAATAGAACCTAATCGTAAAGGAATGGACATAGCACAATCCTTCGGAGCATCAAGCAGCTATGCTAGAAAGTACGCATTAAATGGGTTATTTCTTATAGATGACACTAAGGATGCAGATGCTACAAATGACCACGGTAGAGCAGAAAAACCTTTTATGACTGACCACCAAATGATATCTTTAGTAGCTAGATATAATGAAGGAGAAAGGGATGTATTCGAAAAAGCAAAAGCACATTTAGTTTTGAGAGACAAAGATTTACTAACTATAAAAGCAATGAAATAATGATAGAACAATATTCAACAGAATGGTTTACCCAAAGAATGGGAAAAATCACAAGTTCAACTATTTACAATTTAATGGTTGAGCCAAAACTAAAGTCTGAAGCAGGTAATTTAGCAGCAACTACTAAAGACTATTTAACATCTAAACTAGCTGAAAGGCTTACAGGAGTACAAAGAGAATTTACTTCTAATGCAACTAATCACGGACTAGAATTAGAGAACGAAGCCATTAAATTTTATGAAGGTAAGACAGGTGCAACTGTAAAGTCAGGCGGTTATATTGAAATGATTAATGGATTGTATGGTGGCACACCTGATGGGTTAATAGAAGGCGGTGGTATTATACAGGTTAAATGCCCTTACAACTATACGAATCATATTAACAATGGATTAATCGAAGGTCAAGAATATTTTAAGAAAAACTACAAACAGTACTATTGGCAATGTCAAAGCGATATGATGATTACCGAAAGTGAGTTTTGCGATTTTGTTTCGTATTGTCCTGAGATTGCAGATAACCTTAAAATGTTTATTTTTAGGATTGAAGCTAATATTGAAGATATGCAATTACTTTTATCAAAGATTAATCAGGCGGGAGAATATATGAATAACCTTTATAACCAATTAACGAATGACAGATAACCTAAAGACAATTTTAAAATACATTCAAATTTATACAAGTTGCAGTAATTATGATTTAGAAAAAATTGCTTTATTATTTGATAGATACCCTTTAGAGAAAATAAAAGTAAAGGTAATTGAGAAAGAAAAAAAGGTATTTGTTAAAGGTAAAAACGACTTAGACTATTGGACAATTAATTATTTAAAAGAAAATAATATAACTTACGAACAATTAACAGAGAATAATCGTAAATATGAAACTGTTAAGCGTAGGGTAGAATTTTCAAAAGCAGCTAGAGAAAATGGATTTATTTTAACCGATATTGGAAGAAAATTAAAAATGCACCATTCTAGTATCATTCACTTAGTCAACCACTTTAAACCTTAAATATGACAACACCAACAAATCAGAATGCAGAAGTATTAAATTTGCTTCTAACTGAAAAAAGACAAACAAGTTTAAACCTTGTAATGAACGGTATTTTAAACCCAACTGCCAGGATAACCAACCTGAGAAAGATGGGAGTAAATATCATATGCGATTTAATCAAGCATACCAATAAGTTTGGTAGAACTATTCATTATGGAGAATTCTCTATTTTGAATAAAAAAGATGCTAGAAAAATTTACACTCAAATTAATTAATTAACTTGGGGTGGTTAATCGCCACCCCTTAAATTTAACTTATGATTAACATTAAAAAAGATATTTTAGAGTATAGAATAAATAATTCAGCAAAGATTTTTTATATTTACCTTGAGCATACCAAACGTACAAATAAATCAAATGCTTATTATGCAGATGCTTTTGAAGTATCTACAATGACAGTAAATAACTGGTTAAATGAATTAAAAGATACAGGGCTAATAGAAATAACATTTGAGGATAACAAACGTAAAATAAAAATAAATGAATAAATCTTATTACTTTAGCCACGATTATAATTCGGCAAATGATGTTAAAATCTTATTTTTAAGGCAGCAACTAGGGATGGAAGGATATGGGATATATTGGTTCTTAGTTGAGAACCTTGCACAAGCAGGTGGAATTTTACCTTTAAATATTACTCCAGTTCTAGCGATGCAGATGCAAACAAACGAAGTAAAAGTCAAAGCAGTTATTGAGGAATTTAATTTATTTACTATTGCTGAAGATGGTTTCTTTTCTCGAAGATTAAATGACCATTTAGGATTAAGAAAAAAGCTAAGCGATAAAGGTAAATTAGGTGCAGCTTTACGTTGGAAAAATGGGGGGGCTATTACCCTCCCTAATGGGGAGGCTTATGCAAAGAAAGAAAGTAAAGAAATAAATAAAGGGGATTTTTTAACAAAAATAGTTCTTTAATACAATTTTAGTTATCAAATGAGTATAAGTATCATTTAAACGCATTTTAAGATATCAAGGTTTGATTTTAAATAACTTTTGAGGGAATCTATCACGAATACATTAACCAACCTAAAAACAGGCTTAAAATGGCTAAACAACCACCAAACAATAAAGATGTCGAAGATAGGATTCTAGGAGTACTATTGATTGAACAGAATTCAGTTCATACATATATAGCTAAAATTACAAGTGAGTTCTTTTACCAAACTAAAAACCAATTAATATTTAAAGCGATTCAGTCACTTTATGATAAAATGTCTGCTATTGATATTGTAACAGTATCACAATACTTGACAAATAAAAAAGAGATGGATTTAGTTGGCGGTGCTTATGAGATAGTAAAGTTAACCAATAATGTAACCGGCAGCAGTTCAATGAATGATTGGATATTAATACTTCAGCAAAACTATCTTCAAAGAAAAGGAATTACAATAGGTCAGGAATTAGTAAATGATTCTTATGTAGGCGATATTGAAAACCATTTAAATAATGCTTCAACTAAGATTTTAAATGCTCAAGAAAGCATCTATAAAAATAGTGAGAAAGGTATGGCTCATTACATAATGAGTCTAGCAAAAGAAAGGGATGCAGTAATAGAAAATGGGCAAATAGGAATAGATACAGGATGGGAAAGTTTAAACAAGTATATAAGCGGATGGGTTAACCCTGATTTAATAATCCTAGCAGCTAGACCGGCACAAGGTAAAACTGCCTTTATGCTAAATGCAATATTAAACGTACTTAAACAAGACAAGCCAGTAGGCATATTTAGTTTAGAAATGAGCGGAGAACAATTAGTTAACAGGTTAATAAGTTTGGATTCCGGCATTGCACATCATTTGCTAAGAAATAATAATTTAACAGAAGCGCATAAATTTATGTTAATGGCTTCTGAGGGTAGATTGCAGAAAGCAAAATTATACATTGATGACACACCAAGTTTAAACATTAGAGACCTAAGAAGCAAGGCAGCGATACTTAAAAGAAAATATCAAATTGAGTTCTTATGTGTTGATTATCTGCAACTTATGAGCGGAGTAGATAGGAAAGGGAATAGAGAAAGTGAGATTGCAGAAATAAGTAGAGGATGTAAAATAATAGCAAAGGAATTAAATATACCAGTACTTGCATTAAGTCAATTAAGTAGAGCAGTTGAAAGCAGAAACGATAAAATGCCACAGTTATCCGATCTTAGAGAAAGCGGTGGTATAGAACAAGATGCTGATTCGGTTATCTTTTTAATGCGACCTGAGACATACGGAATAAGAGAAATAGAAGTTGATGGTATGACACATAATGCAGAAGGTAAATGTATAGTTAAGATAGCTAAAAATAGACACGGAAGTTTAAAAAACATACCATTTCAATTTATAGGAGAAAGAATGGAATTTAAAGAAATGATATTATGAAAAGATTTATCAGCTTTAGCGGTGGAGTAGAAAGTACTACAATGTGTATTTTATATGGCAAAGGTGCAACTGCTATATGGTGCGATACTGGTGCAGAGCATAATGAAATGTATGAAAGGATTAATTATGTAGAAGATAAATTAAAAGAGTTACACAAAGAAGATTTTAATTTAGTAAAAGTTAGTAATGAAAAATATATAGGATTAGAGCATTATGCTAAAAAGCAAAAGTTTATGCCTTCAGGTCAAGCAAGATATTGTACAAGACTTTTTAAGATTGAGCCAATAGATAACTTTTTACATAATCAAGGAGAATGTGAATTAATGATAGGTTTTAATGCAGATGAAGAAGGTAGAACTGGTAACTTAGAATTAAAGTCAAATGTTAAATATAGTTATCCTTTAATTGAAAATGGTTTAAATAGAAATGATTGCGAAGATATTTTAAAACTAAATAATCTACATCCTGAGTTTCCAGTATATATGTTAAGAGGTGGTTGTCGAATGTGCTTCTTTAAATCAGAGAAAGAATACAGAGCAATGTATCATTTAAATAATAAAGAGTTTAATGAAATGATTGAGTTTGAAGAAGGTATGCAGGATAAAAGATTAAAGTATTATTCTATTATGGGCAATGGTAAAAGTCTCAGACAGTTAGCTGAAGAATGTAAACAAGAGAAATTAATGTTTAATGAAATAGAAACACTTTATAAATCATTAAAGAAAGAAACTTCTTGCGGTGCTTTTTGTCACAGATAAATTAATGACGATAATTCGGAATATTTCCGACATAAGCAATATTTTATGACGAAGTCGGTATTAAAATAGTGCCAAATTAAGAAGTTATACTGCGCATATTCTAACATTATTAAACTTTATTTGTTACAATAGCTTACATATTATGAACTATTTGATTAACATTTTGCATGAATTTTTCTAAATATTGATTATTAAAAAAAACAAATATGAATGAATAACTGGTCATTAATGTCACAAATTTATCGATATGTGTGACATATAAGACACATTAGAAAGTGCAATATCTTGCATTATTGCACATACAAAAGTGCATTTTACATTTAATTGTACAACAAAGTGCATTGTGCGACACTTTAATCGACATTAAAACTAGGTGCAAAAGAATATAAATAGGCGCATATCAATAAAATATATTTAAAAACATATAAATTATGACACCAAAACAAAAAGCAGTAGAATTATTTGATATGATGTTATACAATGATGGAGATAAATACCACCATTGCAGCCATTATGTAGGAAAAAATTGTGCTTTAATAGCAATAGACGAAGTATTAAAATATTCTAAAGCACACGGATTTATTGGATTAACAGAAGAATATCAACAAATTAAAACTGAAATAGAAAAATTATGAAAACTGCAATGCAAGAATTATTAAGTGAAATGTCTTACCCAAATTGGGATAAATTATCTTTTGATGCTAGATATCAGATTTTTGATATACTACTTAAAAAAGAAAAGGAACAAATAATAAATGCTCACGGACTTAGATATTCAGATATTACAAAAGAAACAGTAAACGGAGAGCAGTATTATAACAAAACATTTAACCAAGAGCCTAAAAAAGAATATGGACCAAGTAAAAAATATCTTAAAAAGCAAAAAGAATTAATAGAAGATTTTGTATGGAATAAAATAAATAAAAATAACCAAAACAAATAAATATGTTTGACATAACAATGTGTAAAGGACAAATAGGTATAATTAATTGCCCTCATAAAGAAAATTGTTACAGGTTTACTGCAAAAGCAGATGAACTATATCAAAGTTACTTTATAGAATTACCATTAATAAATGGCAAGTGCGACCATTACTGGGGAGAAGATGGAGAAAAGATATGGAGTACTAAAGAAAGATAGTATTGATAACTTTTTTATTAATGTGAATAACTTTATTTTAATTTTATTTTATGTTAGAGAGAGACTTACACAGGTTAGTTTGCGACTACATACGTAAAATCTACCCATACGTTATATTTAGAACTGACTTTAGTTCAGGAATGAGAATGAGTATAGGGATGGCAAAGCGACACAAAGCACTCCAGTATTCAAATGCTTATCCTGATTTATTTATTGCTGAGCCTAAAGGCAATTATGCAGGATTATTTATAGAATTAAAAACAGTTAATAACGTAGTATTTAAAAAAGACGGAACAATGCGAAAGAATGAACACCATCAAGAACAAGAGGTAATGATGATGAAGCTAAGAGGCAAGGGATATAAGGCAGAGTTTGGGCAAGGATTTGGACATACAATTAAAATAATAAATGAATATCTTAACCAATAAAAACAAATTAAATGAGCAACGAAAAAAAACAAGCAATCAGATTAGGAAGCGGAAAAAAGATTAACGAAACTTTCCTAAGTTCAAGCCTATGTATTACAGATGCACTAGAGCATTCTTATGAATACAATGGAAAGAAATATGTAAAAGTTAATATTAATATTTATGCAGAACCTGACCAGTTTGGTAAAAATGTAAAGATAACTTTAAACGATTTTGAACCAAAAGCAAAGGTAGAACCAAAAGCGGTTAATATAAACACAAGTGAATCATTACCTTTTTAATGAAAAAATATACCAAAGAGTATTTTAAATATTTCGGATATGGTATAGAAGATTTTATTCCGTGTGAGGTATGCGGTAGTAAAGCGGTTGACATTGCTCATATAGTAGCACAATCTAAATTTGGCAGTAAAAGAAAGGATGAGCAAGATTTAATAACTAATATTGCCGCTTTATGCAGAACTTGTCATTACGACTACGATTTTAAAAATAAATGGACAGTTGAAGAAATGACTGAAATACATTTAAACTTTTTAAAGAAAAATAAAATATGAATTTATTAGAAGAGATTAATCAGGACTTACAAAAGCGTGAAGCCAAAGGAATTAAAACGTACGGAACCACACTAGATGATGCTAATTTAAATAAAGAAGAATTGCTAAATCATTTATACGAGGAGTTACTTGATTCAATTTTTTATATTAAAAAATTAATTAATGATAAGTCAAATAATTAGTATTAATAAGTTAAAGAATAATACTGGACAAATAGAAGGACTACCTAAAAATCCAAGATTATTAAAAGATGACAAGTTTAAAAAGCTAGTTAAGTCAATTAAGGATGACCCTGAAATGTTACAATTAAGGGAAGTCATTGCTTATGAATTAAATAATGAGTTAATAGTTATTGCAGGTAATATGAGATTAGGTGCTTGTAAAGAATTAGGAATAAAAGAAATACCTGTTAAAATACTTCCGCAAGATACATCAGTAGAAAAATTAAAAGCATATACAATTAAAGATAATTTAGGATATGGCGAATGGTCTTGGGATGACATTGCAAACGAATGGGATATGGAGCAGCTTGAAGGTTGGGGAATGGATTTACCTGTATTTGATTATAAAGAAATAGAAGCAGAAGAAGATGATTTTGATGTGCCGGATGGTGGATTAGAAACTGATATAGTAATAGGCGATTTATTTGAGATAGGAGAGCATAGGTTATTATGCGGTGATTCAACCGATAGTGATGCAGTAGAAAAATTAATGAATGGTCAGAAGGCTGATATGGCACATAATGACCCACCATATGGAATGAAAAAAGAAAAGGAAGGAGTATTAAATGATAATCTTAATTATAGTGATTTATTAGATTTTAATAGAGAATGGATTGGCTTACAATTTATGCACCTTAAAGAAAGCGGGAGTTGGTATTGTTGGGGTATTGATGAACCACTTATGGATATTTATAGCGAAATATTAAAGCCATACATAGCAGAACAAAAAGCAACATTTAGAAATTTAATTACTTGGGATAAAGGACACGGACAAGGTCAAAATTCAGATAATACAAGGAGTTATGCAATAGCAGATGAAAAATGTTTATTTGCTATGATGGGAGTGCAAGGATTTAATAATAATCAAGATAATTATTTTGATAAATGGGAATCAATAAGAGTATATTTAGAACAAGAAATAAAAAAACTAAATGAATCCGATGGCAAAATTGCAACCGCTTTAGGTTACAAAGATGGAAGAACTGTAAACCATTGGTGGAGTAAATCACAATGGAATTTTCCAACAAAAGAAAATTATGTAGCATTAAAAGAATATAGTAAAACTAAAAACATAGATGCTTTTAAAAAGGAATACGAAGAAATTAAAAAGGAATACGAAGAAATTAAAAAGGAATACGAAGAAATTAAAAAGGAATATTATTCAACACGAGCATATTTTAATAATATACACGATAATTTTAATAATGTTTGGAAGTTTGAAAGGCATTTGCGACAAGGAGATGAAGGAGGACACGCAACACCTAAACCAATTCCATTGTGTGAAAGAGCAATTAAATCAAGTTGCCCAGATAAAGGATTAGTTTTAGATGTATTTCTTGGTAGCGGTTCAACAATGGTAGCTGCTAATCAACTTAAACGCAAATGCTACGGTATGGAACTTGACCCTAAGTACTGCCAAGTGATAGTAAACAGAATGCTTAAACTTGACCCAACATTGACAATTAAAAGAAATGGTATTGATGAAACACAAAAATGGTTAGATGAACAAGTGTAATGATATAGTACTGGAGATATATAACCATCCTGACCTAATAAAAGCAATAGGCAAAACAAAGCCGGAATCAATACAAGACGATTTAAGGCAAGAAATAGCAGTTAGCTTACTACTTCAGCCTTGTGATAAGATAGCAGCTTTATTTGCTTCTAATAACTTATTAAGGTATGCAATTAAGATATGTTGGTTTATGGCTACTTCTAAGACATCAGAATTCTATTATAAGTATAAAAAAAGTGATTTATTAAAGGCAGTTGAGTATTTTAATTCTCAATTAGATTTACCTACAATCCCTGAGAGTTTAGCAGAAGAGGCAACAAAAGCGCTAACAAAAAATAACATAGACATTGAAACCGACCACGAGATAAGAATTTTTAATAAATACGTAGAACTAGGAAGCAATAGAAAAGTAGCAGAGTATTACGGAATACCAGTTAACCACGTTTGCAATATTACTAACAAAGTAAAAAAAGAACTAAAATGTATTTTACTACAATGATAACTACAATAGCAGCATTTACCTTTGCTTATTATTTTATTAATGTATTTAATGGGCATATCATACTAAAGCGCATATTCAAAATCCCTTTAATTAAAAGACTAAGACCCTTTGACTGTATTCAATGTCTAACGGTATGGAGTGCTGTATTATTTAGTTTTCTACCAATACATACAGTAGAACTAATAGCAATAATATTCGGAGCAGGATTTATATCAATTAAGATTAAATGAACATAATCGGAGTAACACATAAAGAATCAGGCTGCGGATATCATAGAGTAATGTTACCACTTGCTTTTATGAATGATATTAAAGGCTATGTAACCAATTATATAACAGAAGATAAGACCGATGATTGGGATATTTTACTGTATAATAGGATATGCCAATACGATTTAAATTGGAGCAAAACTAAGGAATTACTTGGATGTCAAGTAGTTATGGATATTGATGACCATTGGCAACTACCACTTAACCATCTTTATTATAATACTTACCAGGATATAGCTGAAAGGATTGAAAGGAATTTAATGCAGGCAGATTTAGTTACGGTTACCAATTCTAATTTATTGAATAAAGTAAAGCAGTTTAATGATAATGTAATTGTAATGCCTAATGCCTTACCCTATGGATTAAATCAGTTTAATGATACTAGAGTTAAGTCAGATAAGGTAAGATTGTTTTGGTGTGGGAGCATAAGCCACGATAATGATATTAAGATATTGAAAGAGCCATTAAAAAGGTTACAAGGTAGAAAGGATATTCAAATGGTAATGGGTGGATATAACGATAGCGATGCTTATACTAAGTCAATATGGGATAAAATGTTCTCTATGTTTACTGGTAATTTGCCATCAATCAAATTACATTCAGCTAGTCCTACTCAGTATATGGATATGTACAACTTTGCAGATATTGTATTAATACCTTTAGAAGATTCAGAATGGCACGCTTGCAAAAGCAATTTAAAAATATTAGAAGCAGCAGCAAAAAGATTGCCGGTCATTTGTTCAAACGTAGCACCTTATAATATGGATGTAGATGCACCTGTATTATGGGTAAACAATCAAAAGGACTGGTTTAGGTATATTAATTTATTAACTAACAACCCAAGCCTAAGGGAAAATTTAGGCAACGAACTATATGCGTGGGCGTCCAAAAGGTACAACTTCAAAGAAATTAATCAGCAACGATACGATGCCTACAAAAGCATTATTAGTTGAGAAAGAAACAAATGCAATATTTGATAAGCATAGGCATTACTATGACTTCTACCATAGGACAGGGGAGATAGTAAACTTTCATCACGATGTACAAATAGAACTACTAAATGAATATCGTAGAGTAAAGGATGCTTATTATCATTATAATAATAATTGTAATGTTTGCGTAATTGATTTTTTAAACTTAATATATAGATGGTATGATAACAACTAAAGAATTCCTAGAGAAAGAATTGGAGTGGGGAATAAGTTTTGCTAATCCTAGTTTTAAGAATCTAGCAAGTGTAACGGCAAAGCAATTTACAGAGTTACCAATTAAAACAGTAATGGACTTTGGTGCAGGTACTGGTGTTTATTCTGATGCCTTTCATAATGAGGGATATGAAACCTTTGTTTATGAAATATGGGATGAGCATAAGGTTTATATAAAAGAGAATGCGCCACATTTGAATATCATTGATAAGCCTATTACAACCGATTTAATGGCATTCATTGAAGTAGCGGAGCATATGACCGATAAAGAGATTTTAAGCCTATTTAAGAGCGTTAAACCTACATATGTACTATTTAGTTCAACGAGTGAGAAAACAGACTACGACGAACAATGGGGACACATAAACGTAAAGCCACAAGCTGAATGGGTAGCAATGTTTAAAAAGATGGGTTATGAATTAGACAGGCATTTATTTAACCCTACATCTTGGAGTAAATTATTTAAACTATGTCTTTAGAGAAACAACCACACGGAGGATATTTAAATAGATATGAGAAAGGTGCAGCCTGGAAAGGTAACCGTAATGGTAGACCTAGAAAGTATATAACCGAACTTGCACCACACGGATATAAGAATGCTCAGGTAATGGATTGCATTCAGGTATTAATGGCAATGACAGTTGAAGAACTTAAAGCGGTATGGGACAACAAAGAAAGCACGATACTAGAAAAGACTTTGGCTAATGCTTTAATTAAGTCAATGGCTAAAGGTTCATTGTATTCCGTAGATACTTTACTGAGTAGAGTATATGGTAAGCCAAAAGAAACAACTGCAGTTACCCAAGATTCAAAAATAGAAGTAGTATTTGTTAAAGGCAAAACTATATTATGATTATCGAACTACCGGAAGCGCATATTAACCAAACTAAAATACTTGAATCAACTGCAAGGTTTAGGGTTGTTATGTGCGGAAGGAGATTTGGTAAATCAGAACTTTCACAAGTAGAGATTATAAGCAATGCACTTCAGGGAATGAATGTGGCATATATTACACCTACCTATAAACTAGCAAAAACATTCTTTGATAAATTAATTGAATGCGTACCTTTTGAAAATAACAAAAGCGATTTAGTGATACACTTTCCTAATATGGGAACTGTTGAATTTTTTACAGGAGAAAGGCTAGATAACTTAAGAGGTCGTAAATTTCATTTGGTAGTTATAGATGAAGCTAGTTTTATTTCAGACTTACAAGATGGATGGCTAAATTCAATTAGACCTACTTTAACAGACTATCAAGGTAGAGCGTTATTCCTATCTACTCCTAGAGGTAAGAATTATTTTTATTCCCTTTATATGAAAGGCGGTCAAAGAGATTGGGAGAGTTTTAAATTTACTACCTACGACAATCCGTACATTAAGACTTCAGAGATTAACGATGCAAAAGCGCAATTACCAAAAGCAGTATTTGAACAGGAGTATATGGCTAATCCTATGGAGAATGCAGCCAACCCATTTGGTGCTGAACATATTAACAAGTGTACTTGCAATTTAAGTTTAAATGAACCTATGTTTTATGGAATAGATTTAGCAAAGTCTTTTGACTGGACTGTCATAATAGGATTAGATAGTGAAGGTAAAGTTTGCTACTTTGAAAGATTCCAAAAGGATTGGTTGCAAACAAAAGAAACTATAAAACAGATACGAAAGCATAAACATATTTTTATAGATAGTACAGGAGTAGGCGATGCAATAGTTGAGGACTTACAAAAGCACTTCAATGATATGACCGGCTTTAAATATACATCAACCAGTAAGCAGCAGCTAATGGAAAGCCTTGCTTCATCAATCCATAAAAAAGAAATAGGATTTCCTGAAGGAGCAATTAAAGATGAATTAGAAATATTTGAATATCTATTTACTTCAACAGGGGTAAGGTATTCAGCACCATCAGGATTTCACGATGACTGTGTAAATGCTTTGGCTTTAGCTAATAAATGCCGGATTGAGAACAGAGGAAGCGGTCAATACCACTTCATTTAATTACATTTTTCAAAAACTTATATAATAGATTATGACAATTAAGCAATTTCAAGAGTTGTACTATGTGGCTACTTCTGAAGATATGGACTTTGATAAGTCTATAAAGATGGTCGGAATTGTTACAGGCAAAACACCTGAACAAGTAGAGAGGATGTCAATGATAAAATTTAATTTCTTATGTGGTATGGTACATAGGCAATTTAAAATATTTGAGAAAGATTTAATGAAGGGTAAACCTAAAAAAATTGTAAGGGTAGGAAAGCGATTTTATAGAATTAACTATGATGTAACAAAATGTAAATCAAGCACTTATGTAGAGGTATCAACCTTTAGTACTGACATCATTCAGAACTTACATAAGATAATGGCTTCAATAGTTACACCAGTTAAATTCAAGTGGGGTAAATGGGTAGAACACGAAGAATTAGCAAGTGATTTAGAACAGATGGATTTTGAGGTTGCATATCACGCAGCGGTTTTTTTTTACACTTTATTCAACGCATCAATGCAGGTTATCCAGCCTTATTTGGTAAACGAGATGATAAAGAAGGGGATAGCGAAGGAGAAAGCGGAGAAGATACTGATGAATTCACAAAGCATTTTGGATGGCTTTACAATGCCAAGATGGTCGCAGACTTCGAGGGAATACCTGTTGAATCGGTTTGGAATTTAAAAGTAATTCATTTTTTAAATGACCTACTTTATTTAAAATTAAAAATAGAAAATGAGCATAGGCAAAAGTCAAATTGACGCTTTAATTAAAGGTAAATTAGGTAAAACAGATTTCTCTATTGAAGATACTGCTAATTTAGATTTAAATAATCCGACATTGGCATTGTTTTTTGAATATGCTAAAATATTTCAAGAAGAAGTTAGAGAACAAATTAAAAATAAAAATATAACTTCTAGCGGTAAACTTGCAGACAATATTGATGTGGTTGCAAATGATAAAGGTACTGGCATTTACATTAGTATGATTGATTATTATGACTTTGTAAACAAAGGTGTTAAAGGTGTTGATTATCAAGACAATGCCCCAAATAGTCCATACCAATATGAAACTTATAAAATGCCTAAATCCGCAAGGGATGGATTAAAAAAATATATAAATAGTGGTAAAGCAAGTATAAGGGTAGTAAATAAAAAGAAAACAACAATAGGAGCAGAAAAAAAGAAAGTATCGTTAATAGATTTAAAGGTTAATCAATTAGTTTATAATATTAAAAAGTACGGTATAAAAACGACAAGTTATTTAGACAATGCGTTGAATGAGGTATTACCTAAACTAAATGAAGATATGCTTAATTTAATAGGAAGGACAATAGTAATACAAATAGGGCAACCTAAAAAGAAAAAGAAATGAGTATAACAATTAATTCTAATCCTCCAAGTGGTTCAACTGCGCAGGATGATTTATGGCACGTAGCAACAAGTACTGCATCGGCTTCAACAGATATGAAATATATATTTGAGGTTTATGTAGGTGGAAGTAAGAAATTATCAGTAAGACAATTCCCTGAGCCATCTAATGGAAAGGGTTATTTTAATGCAGGTGCAACTGTACGTAATTCAATAACGTTTAATTGGTTTGAACCATTGGGGACTGCTTATGTTTATCAACCTAATGTAAGCGGAGAAATGGGTGTACAATATGAAATAAGAGTAGGGGATGAAGTAAACGGAGTAGCAGCATTAAATCAAGCCTCTGCAACTACACAGGTATTTAATTACATTGCTCCTTTGTTTAAACGTAGAACAATAGGCATATCGGCTAAATTAAATAAATGGTTAACCAATAGACCAAACTATGCTAATACTAAACTAGGAGAAAATCTATACATACCATTTTATACTAATACAAGTTTAAATTTAAAATGCTCTACTTATAACGAATCCAATAACCTTATAGCAACTGCATCAGGAACTACCACTGCAGTTACTAATGGTTTTGTACAAATGAATATAGGCAGTAGCGCAATATCAACTAATTTAGGAATAACGATTGATGATAGTGTTAAATACTATGAAGTTTGGTTTAATAGCTTTGATAAAATAAGGGTTAACGTAGTTTGCAATCCTAAGTACGAACCAATTAATATTCACTTTATGAATAGTTGGGGAATGTGGGATAGTGAAAGATTTGATTTAGTAAGTAAATTGAATTTAAATGTAGAACGTAAATCATACGAGCAAAGAGATTACAGGTTTAATGGTAATTCAGTAGACTACAAAAGCGCATCTAATAGATATTATGAAGGTGCAACTAATTATAGTAATAAGGCAACCTATACCTATAAACTAACTGCAGATGCCTTAACAGATGATGAATATACTTGGATGGCAGATATTATAACAAGTCCACAAATATTGATGGAAATAGACGGTTATTTTTATCCAGTTACATTGACAGATAATAACTATGAATTCAGTAAGAATGTATTTAATAAATTAAAGCCATTGGAACTGACATTTAATATGAATCAAACTAGATACTCACAATTAAGATAATGACAAGAATATTCCTAGAAAACTTTGAGTTAGATATTGATAAGGGTTTGAGTAATCAAATAACCTTTTCGGTAAGTGATTTAAAAAACATTGATAGCAAAACAACGGCATTTAGTAAGACTATTATATTGCCAGGGACTGCTACTAACAATAATTTGTTGGGTAATATATTTGAGTTTAATAATGCAAACTTTACCAATAATTCTTCTGCAAACGTAGGATATAACTTTAATGCAAGTAAAACTGCTAAATGTTCTATTGAGGTAGACAGAATGACGGTTATTAAAGGAGTTTTTAAATTACTTGAAATAATAGTTGACGGAAAGAATGTAGAATATGAGTGTAGTGTTATTGGAGAATTAGGTGGTTTCTCAATGAAGCTAGGAGCAAAGAAATTAGAAGAATTAGATTTTAGTGCTTACAATCATACGTATAGCTATCAAAATATTGTAGCAAGTTGGGATAACTATCAAGGTGGAGCAGGATATTATTATCCTCATATTGATTATGGTTTATATTCAACTAATAAGCACGATTGGGATTATCAAACATTTAGACCGGCTTTATTTGTTAAACAATACTTAGAGAAAATATTTGCTGCAGCAGGTTATACATATGACATTACTTGGAGCAATGGTTTTGAGGTTGATAGATTTAAAACATTAATCATTCCTTTTAATAAAAAGAAATTAACTAAATCAGGAACACAACAAGTAGGATGTACACCTCAAGCAACTACAGGATGTATTGACCAAGCTACACCAATGCCTATACAATGGCAAAACTTTAGCGGAACAAACTGGACTATCAATGGTGGAACTACAGGTAGCGTTTTTACTTATACAGGAATTGACCCTACAACAGTAACGTTTACAGTTGATATAGAATTTGATGCTTTAACAACTAATACACCAGTTAATAATGGTATTTATATAGAAACTTTAAAAAATGGAGTTGTAATACCTTCATCTGTAAAATTTATCCCACCATTTTCAGCAACTGTATCTGAATTCTATGTTGTGAATTTAGTAGATGAACCTATTGTTACAGGAGATTATTTTTCAGTACAAGCAAGGGCAGATGATACAGGAATGTGCTATGATAGTTTAACTAACCAAACAGGTTCAATAAGTATTAGTTCAGATATTCCAATTATATTAAATGTAAATTTAGGAGATACTGTTTCTTTAAATGATTGCATACCACCGAACATTCTACAAAAGGATTTCTTTGCTTCTATCTTAAAGCTATTTAATCTTTATGTAGATGAGAATAGGTTTGAAGAAAAGCATTTAATTATTAAGCCATATACTAGCTATTATGATGGTACGGTTGAGGATTGGAGTGCTAAAATAGACAGAAGCAAACCGATAAGAATTAAACCTATGTCAGAGTTAAATAGTCGTTATTATTCTTTTAAATATAAAGATGATAGTGATTATTGGAATGAGTTATATAGAAAGAGATACAATGAAGGTTATGGCAGCAGAATATTTGATAGTGAGTATGAATTCTCAAAAGAAACGGAAAGCGTAGATATTATATTTTCTCCAACCGTATTAGTAAGTATAACGGATGAGGATAAAGTTTATAGTACTATTTATAAATTCACAAATAGCCTAGAAGAAAGAATTGATAGTAATATTAGAATACTACAAGCAAGGAAAATAACAGGTGTTTCAAGTTGGGATTTAAAAGAAGGCGCAACTACCTTAACTACATTAACCGTTTATGGTTATGCAGGGCATTTTAATAGTCCTGTAACAGTAGGTAATGATTTAAACTTTGGAGCAACTAGAGAATTGTTTTATTCATTAGCAGGTGGATTATTAAATCAAAATCAATTTAATATTTATTACAGTCCTTATATGGCTGAGATAACAGATAAGAATAGCAGGTTGTTAAATTGTAATGTTAAGCTAACTGATACCGATATTTTTAATTTAAGTTTTGCATCTTTTAAATACATAGATGGTGGACTATATAGATTAATTAAATTAACAGACTACACACCGGAATCAAATGAAACAATAAAAGCGGAATTTTTAAGAGTAATAAACAAAGAATATTAAGATGGCAAAACAAGTAATAGCATTTGAGATAACTTCCGATTCAAAACAAGCAGAAGCATCGGTAGGTAGTTTTAAGAAACAATTAAGGGAAGCTAATAATGAGTTACTCAATATGTCGTCTCAATTTGGAGAAACATCTAAAGAGGCAATTAATGCAGCAAAGAAAGTAGCCGGTCTTAAGGATGCCATTGGTGATGCCAAAGCATTAGCTGAAACATTTAACCCTGATAAAAAGTTTGTCGCATTAGGTGGTGCATTACAAGGTGCTACTGCAGGATTCAGCGCATTACAAGGAGCGATAGGTTTATTTGGAGATGAGAATAAAGAATTAGAAAAGACTTTATTAAAAGTTCAAAGTTCAATG